ACTAGGTACAGTATTTATCATAAACTTTTTATTTTCAAAATTAGCATTACTAAGACCAGTGCCACTTGGTAGTGTTACTGAATCTAGTTCTATAATATCACCAACTGCAGCACCATGTGCTGAACCAGTAGTAATAGTTATTGCGGTTGAAGTATTTACTGTTGCTAGTGTAGCGCTAGTTTGTTGACGGGTGCTGTCATAAGGACTAATGTCATATAATTGTCCTTCAAAATATAATAATAAAAATTTATCAGTACCTAAAGCAATGTATTTATTACCATCAGTATCTACAAAAGAATGTTGGTTTCTAACTACACCTACAATGCTTTCATTTATTAGCGATGACCAACCACCAACTTTTTCTGGCAGACCATATCTAAAGCGCACATTGTCACTATCTATCCAACGGTTCTCAGCACCTTTGGTAGTGTTCTGTTTATCTATTCCTGGTAAAATTTTAAAGTCAAGGAGAGCCATTTATAACGCCTTAATCTTTCTTAGTTTTAAAAATCCAACCTTTAGTGGCATTTGCGTAAACCAATGTAAAAGATTCACCATTTTCATTAACCACTAAATCACTGGTTGCCCCATTAATAGGTTCACTGTTTCTACCTATGGTTAAATTGTTTGAGTTAAAATTTAATTTTGAATCTATAAAATGTACTTCGTTGCCAACAGCAGGACTTGCTGGTAATGTTATAGTCACAGCAGTTGATGAAGTATCAACAAATATTTGATCACCATTTACAGCAGTGTACGCTGTCGTGGTAGTTTTATAACCTTTTTCTACTAAAGCATTAACAATGTTAGTGCCATCAGAATATAATACAGAAGTAGAGCCAACCGGTAAAGTAACCCCGCTGCCCGATGCTGTCTTAAATGTTAGTGTGTAATGACTCGAAGATCTATCGGTCGCATCAATTACTATATATGCTTTTTCTATTGAATCTGGAACCGTTACATTTCTGTTAGCGGCTAAAGTACCGGTAAGTTTGATTACAAAATTACGGCCGTTAGAAGAAGCACCATCTGCTATAGTAGTAACTATATCAGCATTAGTAACCGCTATTGAAATATAACCGCCTACTGCTTCTTGGATTAGATCTAAATTAGTATTAGTAACGGTACCCCATAAACCAGCTTTTTCGCCGGTTACCATTTTTTCTAGTTTTAGTGATGTTGAATATGATGATGCCATAATTACTTATATCCTATGCTGCTATTTCTGTCCATGTGTTAGTTGCACCTGGTATTATATCATTCCATGTAATAACTCCGGCACTTGTAGTGGTTATAGTAAGGCCAGAACCTGTTGGCACTACTTTAGCTTTTGCCACAATAGTAACTGTGCCTGAGCCAACTGTGCCCATTAAACTACCAGTTACTGCAACATTAGCATTTGCTTTTGCAACTGCGGTACCAGAAGATAAAGTTACACCATTACCAGTTAAAACTATTACCGCTTTACCAACCTCAGTGGTATTTCCTACAGAAACTGTAACTGAACTACCAGTTACCGTAAATACTGATCCGGCTGTAATAGTTGCACTACCACTTCCAGCAGTAACTTGACTACCACCCGCAACTATACTAGCAAAACCTTCTAGTGATACATTACCTATTGCTGCGGTTAAAGCGTTGCCATTAACAACTACATAGTTCTCGGTATCGCCAGCAGCGCCAAAAGTTAAATCAGCAAAAGAGGAAAAGCCAAGAGCCATAGTTTATTCCTTATTAGGAATCGCTTAATGTGCTTACATCAAAACTACTATCAGTAGTTTCAACTACAGCGTCAGCAGTCCATACAGTATACTTTTTATTGTACATATCGTCCCAATGAGCTACGTCAAATAGTCCAAGTATCTCAGCTTTGGTATAACTACCAGGTGCTTTTGATGGTGTGTCTATTTTAACAGAACCACTGAATGTGTGTGGGTGTGTAGTCTTGGTGTACTTATATTGTACCGACCATTCGATCACATTCCCGTCAGCATTTTTTTTAGGGATTGCTGATACCCATGCTTTAGTAGCATCACTTGCATGTGACATATTATTCTCCTTTTAGAGTGTTTATTTCTTGTTGTAGAGTTGTAACTTTAGCCGACAACTCTTGTACGGCTTTTACTAACATTGGAATCATACCAATATGAGAAACGCTTTGTCGATTGCTTTTTTCATCTGTGCCTTGTTTCCAAATTTCTTGACCAGCTTTTATTTCTGGGTGATTATCTAATACGGCTTTAATTTCTTGTGCAATAAATCCGTGTGCAACTTCATCGGTATAACCATCAGTGTCAGTTGAGTCTGCATCATACCCATATATGTCTGTAGCAAGTTCGTTCTTTTGTTTAAACTTAAATGTTACAGGTCTAAGGTCATCAATAAATGTAAGACCAGCAGTTGAATCTGTTATATCTTTTTTATATCTTTCATCAGATACTGCTGCCCAAGAGGCTGAGCCGTGTGCTGTTGCAATCTCAGTAGTATCATAACCAATAGTTGTAGTACTGTTACCATTTGAAGTAACATTGACTCCAATAGCAAATTGATAAGAAGCTCCTGCTGTGCTAGCTTGACTTTGTGGACCAAGAAAAATATTATTACTGCCAGTAGTTAAATCATCACCAGCACCTTGACCAAGAGTAATATTATTAGTTCCAGTTGTAATCTCATTTCCAGATGAACCACCAACAACAGTATTTGCACTACCTGAAGTCATTCTTAAACCAGCTTGAACGCCTACTGCTACATTTTCTGTATCGTTTACTGATGTGCCTGTGTTAAATACTTTTAATGCTTCAAAACCTACTGCCACATTAAATCTATCACCTTGTGCTGTAAGTAATGCATCTCTACCGACTGCTACGTTGTATGCACCTGCTTGTAATGAAGTACCTGCTTGATAACCAACAGCAGTATTATCATCACCCGAAGTCAAAGCAATTAAAGTATAGTTGCCTACAGCAACATTTCTTTCTGCACCACTGATTGCCCCATTAAGTGCTTCTCGACCTAATGCTGTATTATGTGATTCAGTAGTAGCTTGTGATAAAGACAAATAACCAAGAGCAGTATTAGCTCCACCTGTAGTAATTGCATCACCAGAACCTGAGCCTACAAAAACACTGTTAGTTCCAGTAGTTAAAGCACTTCCTGCTTGATAACCAACAGCAGTATTGTTATCGGCTGTAGTCAAAGCATCTAGTGAGTAGTTACCTATTGCTACGTTATATTCACCACCATTGATTGCACCACCTAGTGCATCAGTACCTATACCTAAGTTATGACTTTCAGTATCAAAACCATTACCAGCCGCATTACCTACAAAAACATTATGTTCACCAGTTGTAATATCTCCACCAGCATCGTAACCAACAAAAACCGAATTTGCACCTGTTGTAATACTTGTACCAGCACTATAGCCAACAGCTACAACATTATCACCTGAAGTTAAAGAATCGAGTGAGTAGTTACCAACTGCTACGTTGTATTCACCTCCAGCTACTGCACCACCCATAGCATTTAATCCAATAGCTGTGTTATGACTTTCTGTATCAGCATTATTATATGCTTCTCTACCGATTGCAGTTATACCGCCACCACTTGTATTATTTGTTGCGGCTTTAGAACCAAATGCAGTTAATTCGTGAGCTGTGTTTTCTTTACCAGCTTCAAAACCAACACAAGTAGCATTACCGCCAGATGTTGTATTTGCACCAGCTAAATATCCAACAAAAACATTGTTATCTCCTGAGGTTAAAGACTGTCCTGTATAGTTACCTATTGCTATATTATATTCTCCGCCAGCTATATTGCCACCCATTGAATTAACACCCATTGCTAAGTTATGGTTTTCAGTAGTTGGACCAGGATCACCACCCATAGCAGTGCCACCTATTGCAATATTATGAACACCAGTTGTGAGAGCCTGTAAAGTACCATAACCAACAGCAGTATTATTATTATCTGTATTACTTGCTGGGTTAAATGTTTGTAATGCACCAGTACCTACAGCAGTATTTCTATCACCGACAGTATTAGTACTTAAAGAACCTTGCCCAACAGCGGTATTAGTATTTCCACTAGTTATAGCGTCACCTGATTGATGTCCGATTAAAGTATTATAGCCACCTGTGGTTACAGCACTTCCAGCTTGATAACCTACAGCAGTTACAAAGTCAGCAGAAGTCAAAGCATCTAATGCATAGTTTCCGATGGCTACGTTATATTCACCACCATTAATTGCTCCACCTAATGCTCCGTGTCCAATTCCTAGATTGTCATTTTCAGCATCAAAGTTATAACCTGCTTGACCAATTAAAGTATTTCGTACTCCAGTTGTAATTAATGTACCTGCGGCAGTTCCTAAACAAACATTATAAGCACCTGCTCCAGTAATTGATAAACCTGATTCAAAACCAAATAAAGTATTACCATCACCAGTTGTAATAGCACTACCAGATCTGTAGCCAACAGCAGTATTCATATCAGAAGAAGTCAAAGCATCGAGTGCTTGATTACCGATTGCTACATTATATTCTCCACCAGCAATTGAGCCACCTAGTGAGCTTTTACCTATTCCTAAATTGTTAGTTTCAGCATCGTGATCATCACCAGCATCTTGCCCTATAAATATATTATCACCACCAGTAGTTAGTGCCTGACCAGCACTGTGTCCTACTAAAATGTTACTTGAAGCAGAAGTTAAAATTTCTCCAGCCGTTTTACCTATTACAATATTAGCTGTACCAGTTGCAACACCAGTCCCAATAGCACTTGTCCCTATAACTACACTGTCTGTAAATGATGTTCCAAGTCTAGCGGCGTCTGATCCAATAGCAACATTGCTTGATTCTGTTAAATTACTACCAGCTCTAAAACCTATAGCTACATTGTTTGAGTCATCAGTGATATCTCTACCAGCTTGGTAACCTACTAATGTATTACTGGCACCAGTATTTATTGCACCACCAGCATTATGGCCAATTGCTGTATTGTTATCTCCAGTCGTAATTGCATCTAATGCAGTTAATCCATAAGCAGTGTTGTATTGTGCAGTACTGTCTGTACCTGATACATCATGAGTATAAATAGAACCTGTGTCACCTTGATAAAAAGGAATACCATTAAAACTAGTACCAGTAACAGTACTTGACCCAGTTATAGCACCGTCTACTTGTAGTGTAGATGCCATATCAACAGCACCATCAATGTCTACTACATCTAAATTAGTAGTACCATCAATATCTATATCACCTGATATATCTAAATTTGTAAATACGGATGTGCCGACTGCCGTAATTTTATCGTTAAATGTTGCAGCACCCGCCGCTGACATATCGAATGTTAATGCGTCTATTTGCGAACCGCCATCACTACCACGCAGTATTAAATCTCCATCAGAAATTTGTGATTTAATTGCTGTATTATTACCATCTTTAGTGATTTTGCAATAATCTGTACCACCTTGCAGTATTCTTAAATCACTATCACCAGCATCTAATAAAATATCACCAGCAACATCTACTGTAAAATCACCAGAAGATAATCCAAGTGTAGTTCCGTCAAGTGTAAAGTTGTCTACTACGACACCTGCATTTGCTGTAACTACTCCAGTAACACCTAGAGTACCAGCAACATCTAAATTAGCGCCTAAAGTAACGTCGCCATCTGCGTCCAAGGACACTGCTTTACTAGCCGGTAGTGTTACAAAAACATCTTTAGTACCAGCAGAAAAACTAACTGCATTATCACTGTTAGAACTTTGAAAAACTGTTGTACGAGTTAAATTAGCTGAAGAACCATCTAAGGTACCAAGACCAGTTTCAAATTCAGCACCACCTCGTAAGCTAATAGCATAGTAACAAGTATTGGAGTTACCAATACCTGCAGCAAAAGTTTGAAACCCAACAACTGCACCACCAAGAGCCATTGCTCCCGTGCCAGTAGTTGTACTAGTTTCTCTTACTCTGTCGTTTAAGACTAAAGCCATTGTTTATCCTTTATGCAATTCTAATAATAGCATCAGAAGCATTAGCAGTTGGAAACTGAACTACGAAGTCGCCGTTAGTTGCAGTTTTGTTACCGCCAAAATCTAATACTAAACAAAGCTTATCACTGTTGGTGTCATTATAAATAGCTGCAAAAGCTGCTGTCAAAGTAACCGATGCAAAAGTTTCATCAGCAAAGTCAACATGTCCTGTTGTACTAGTTGCTGCTACTGCTTGACTATCTAATGCTTGTCCGCCAGCAGGATAACTTGTACCGCTTGAACTAACTTCGTTAGTAGTAACATAAGCAGTAGATGAAGCACTGTATGGATTAGATGTATACAAAGCAAGTTTAAAACTGTTTCCGCCATTTGCAAAGTTATGTGTACCAGATAAAAGCTCTGTTTTAAAAGCTGTAGGTATAATATTTGCCATATTGTTGTCTCCTTAAAAATTTATGGTGATGGTGATTGGATAGGGATACGTATTGCACCATCTCTGTATTCGTCCCTGCGTCTACGACCTTGTTGTTGTGCCGT